CACTTAGGACAGTGGTCGTTGTGGTACTTGGGGGGATTGGGCTTGGGCTTGGGGAGTTGCATTGGTAAATGTCCTCTACAAAAAGAAGCCCACCCTGCGGTCTGTGCCGCGTGGGGTGGGCTCTGAGGAGTTAGGGAGTGGTAGCGGACCTAGGCTGTGGTGTCTGCCTGCGGCCCTTGAATCTTGTCTAGGTTGGCCTTGGCGAATTCCAGGAGGCGTTTGTTGGTCTCGTTACGGTCGTGGGCCTTCTGGCGGCGGAGGTCCTCGGCCTCCTTCAGCTTGTCATACTCCGGGCTGATGGTGGCGTAGGCGTTGACCAAGTGGACGATTGTGGCCTCGTCAAGGTGACTGGCGAGGTCGTTCCAGGAGTCGAAGTGGCGCAGCAGGTTGGTTCCTTCGCACCCGCGGCGGTGTTGGGTTGGCCAGTCTCGACACTCTGGGCAGAGGGGGCGCGAGGGGCGAGAGGTGTAGTAGGGCATGGGCTTAGGACTGGACCTCCTTGGCTTCGACTACGCGGATCCGCGCAATGTGAACCCGCTCGGGGTGTGTGAAAAAGGTCTGCACCAGCTCCTTGCTGAAGTGGTTGACGTAATCCACGTTGTGGTGGCTGATGTCCAACGCCACCCCAAGCGGCGGCAGGGGGTAGGTCCAGGGCTGGTCACAATTGTTCATTCGCGGCCTCCTCGGCCTGGGTGCTGGGCACCTCGCGCTTGGAGGGGATTTGGTCGGGCCCCGCGATCATAGTAATGACTGGAAGCCCCTCTTGCTGCTGCCACTCCGAATTGGAGTAGTCTTCGCTGTGCATCCTCTCCACCGGGGTGCTGTTGCTGAGGATGCGGAGAAGCCTGACGGCGTCCTCCTCGTTGTGGATGGCGAAATTCTGATAGCCGATGGTTACGATAAAGGTCATTGTCTTGGTCTCCTTGTGTGTGTGTGTGTGTGTGTGTGTGTGTGTCTAGACAGCCCTAAAGCCGTCGCTACTCTGCCGCCTGCTGCGCCAACCACACCTTCGCCTGGGCCAGGAGGGCCTTGTCCCGATCCCTACGTTCCTTGGCTTTGGCTGGGTTGTACTTGCTCTTGGTGGAGGCTGTGGTCTGGGCCCCGCCGAGCTGCGTGGTCTTAACCCGCCCATTGTGATGGGTCTCCACCTTGCCAGCGCGGGGATTGGGTTGCTGCGCAACGCGGCCCTTGGCCGGATTGGCTGAGCCACTCCACATGTGGTCGAGGCTGGGGTCGTAGTGGCGCTCCAGGTCCGAGTCTGGGTTGTCGTAAAGCCTGGGCTCGGCTTTGTCCAGTGGCCCTTGGCTCATGGCGTCTATGAATAGCTGCCGGATGCGGGAGTTGTGGGGCAGCTCTCCCTTCATCCTCGCGCCGGCGAATGTCATCAGCTCGGCCCACTCCGCGGGGGTGCAGGTGATCTTCATGCCTGCACCTCCTGGCTGTGAAGATACTCAAACCAGCAAACCCCTGCCAGCTCCGCCTCCGTGGGCTCGGTGTTGGCAAACCAACTCTCATCCACAATCTGGTCGGGCATGAGGTCCCGGCCCGTGGCGTGCTCGTTAAAAGGCGCGCAGGCGATCATCTGCCGTTCCTGGTTGGTGGTGGGGTAAAACTCATTCGTGTGTGTCATCATTGGTCTCCTCACGCTTTGGTTGTAGGTTTTGTGCTTCACTCCCGCCTTGACGGCGGCAATGAAGTCCTTTTTCGTCTTGTAGTTTGGGCTAACGTAAGCCATTGTCTTTGTCTCCTCTAGTAAAACATGTACACACCACCATGCCAGCCATCACCACCCCACACTCCCTGCCCGGGTGAGCCTCATGTGTACAATGTACACACCGTGGGCTTGGCTCCGTGGGATCGGGATAATGTTGCATCAGTGAACGTCTCCCGAGCGCGCCCTGGGGGCGGGTTGGAGGTGTGGTATGGTCTAGTGGCATAGAGGTGTGTATCAACATTGTAACTGATCGCGCGGAGAGATGCAAGCGATCTATCTCCTTTAGAATCAATGAGATAGCGTCAATCTCAGACAATCAGACCCGCTTGTCTGCTCCTCTAACTCCTTTAGAATCAACGCCTTACAACACGCCTCTTGCCTGCCACGCGCCGCGCCGGCCTCACCTCCTCACCCCGCTGCGCAACTAGGTAGTCAAGGGCCCGAGACACAGTCCCCTCCCACTCTGTGTCTTGCCACCGATCCCTCCAATACCCCACAACCCTACACTGTTCCTCATGCGTTAGCCGAGGCCAGCTCGCCCAGACCCCGCGCCATTGACGACGCAGGGCCAGTTGCTCCCGTGTGAATGGGCGGCCGGCGGGGTCGCACGTTGCCAGTGTCGTCAACCAGTTGAACATTCGTAACTCCTTTAGAATGAGTAGGTTGTAGGCAATGTTGATTAACCCCTTTAGAATGAATGGGTTAGCGGATCAACATTTTCAACATTGGACCTGCGCGAACCCTAACCCCTTGATTCTAAACGATTCGCGCGATTCGCCGGTTCGCTGTGTCTAGACGTCTGTAGCTGGATTACTACACACACAATTGTACCATTTACTGTCCGGACCTGTCCACGCTCAGTATAGCACACTCGCGAGTGTGAATCAAAATTGGCGCAAACGTCTGAATCTAAACGACTTCCCGATTCGCCGCGAATCCGGCGAATTCCAATCTTGATTCGCTCGATCGTCCCCCAGCCGCACGTAGAAAAATCTTTCACAAACATGTTGACAACACACACAACGTCTGCTATGATTGTCTCAGATCAGATGTTGCACGCGAATCGCGCAAGCGACGCCACTACACGCTGACTAGAAAGTGACTACACCATGTTGACCAACGAAAAAATCGACGCCTGCACCACCATGACCGACCTGGCGAAGCTTGTCACCGCCGACCAACTCCTGACGGCCGCGAAGTTCGGCCTCAAGCAGCAACTAAGCCGCAAGAACGACCGCGAAGCCCTCAAGGCGCTTAAGGCGCAGATCGCTGCCGGCAAGATCAAGATCGTGGACGGGGTCCCGGTCGCTGTCGGCAAGTAGCAAGGTCGAAACAACGCGCTGACCATCGCGCGTTGTCTGCTGTAGGCTCCCGAGCCCGACGGTTACCGCCGTCGGGCTCTTTTTTTGCCCAAGCACTTTGCAACACCAAGTACTTTGCCCTCCCGCCAAGTCCTCCGCCCTGCCAAGCCCTTTGGCCCGCAAAGTGGTTTCCGTTCCCAAGAACTTTGCGGCAAAAAGTACTTTACCGCAAAACGACCGGCAGACCACCCCTCCCTAACCTACAAAATTTTCACAACCCAGGTGGGTAGGCCCTGGGGGAGGGTTCAAGATTTGAATTGTAAGGCGTTGAGTGCGTTGGAGATATAAAAAATTTTGATCCCCAAGCGAATCGTGTCATAATATAGACGTGTAGTGTCGCACCTAGCCATGGATCTAGGTGTTTCGCGGGCCCCGGGTGGGGTTGGCTTGGTCTCCTCCCTCACCCGGGTTTGAGGATATGGAAGAGCAGCAACAGGTGATACCGAGTGCGGAGCTTGGCAGGCGCCCGGCGCAGATTGCCCGGCGGACTAAGCTGCTGCGCCTTGCGGCCCAGGGGCTGAATGCCAAGCAGGCGGCAAACGTCACTGGCATCCCCTATGCTACTGTCCTAGCGGAGTACGGGGATGAGGAGTTCCGGGCACAGACGTATGCCCTGGTGAACTCCGCGTTTAGTGGGGTGGATGGCAAGGTTGCGGATTTCAACCTAACTCTCCACGACCGCATCAGGCTCCAGAGTGAGAAGGCTTTCGAGAAGCTGTGTGAGTTGATGGATGATGATACCACGCACCCCGCGATAGTGGCCCGTATAGCCCAAGACTTCCTGGATCGTAACCCCGAGAGCCAGTCTGGGTCGACCATGAGGATCGAGCGCATTGAGGCTGACCACCTAGCCCTGGCTGCCAAAGCCGCCAAGGAGATGGATAACGTCATCCCCATAAAGCCCCGACCCCTCGGTTCGGCGTCCCATAGCGATCCCCTCCCGGCGAGGCTGGATGCAGAGGAGTTTCGCTCTGTTCAGCTACCGCCCCCTCCAAGTGCATGAGCACCGATATTTTACAACTCGCCGCTAAGGGCCGGGCAGAGGATGTCTGGCAGGATATGAGGGTGAGGAGTCTTTACTCGCCTTACTACTTTGTCAAGACTGTCCTGGCCCGGAACAAGCTGTCCTCGGCTTTCCATCTGCCAGAGATGGAGCGGTTTGTGGGGAATTGGGAGTCCGGCGTGCGGAAGCAGGCGATTGAGTGGTCCCGGGCGTTTTACAAGACTACTTGCTACACCCAGGGCACAGCGATGTGGGTGGTGCTGCCTGTGACAGATGATGACACGGAGTATGCGCTCAGCCACCTGGGGATCAGCGAGGAGACTTGGCTCCGCAGGGTGGGCTTGCATGACCAGGATGCTACGCAGCTCTTGGCTTTTGAGACTGAGGAGAACGCCAAGAAGAAGATTGGGTGGATAAAGGAACAGTTTGAGGAGAATCAAATCTTTCGCAAGCTGTTCCCGGAGATTGCTTACAATGGGACCGAGCGGCCGTGGAACAACGTCAGCCTGAAGATTCGCCGCGCCGGGCCCCGCAAGTTCGAGCAAGAGGGCAGCTTCGACGGCATTGGTGTGGGTGGGGCCCTTCAGAGCCGGCACTACTCCAAGGTGTGGGAGGATGATCTGGTTGGAGAGAAAGCCACCAAGTCCCCCGCGGTGATGGAGGACACCATTGGCTGGCATGGGCGGCTGAACGGCGCGATGGAGGACCCGATCCTGAACGAGCGGACTCTGGTCTCCAACCGCTGGGGCTACGCTGACTTGAACTCCTACATCCGCCACAACGAGCCGGACTTTGTGTTCCACACCCGGAGTGCCATCGAGCTGGATGAGGAGACTGGGGAAGATGTGGCAGTCTTCCCCGAGCAGTTCCCGCTGGAGAAGATTTATCAGCTTCGGGATGGCGGGTCGATGAAGAAATATGACTTCTCCTGCCAATACCTGAATCGGCCCACCCTGCCTGGGGAGAAGGAGGTAGACGCCTCCACCCTCCACTACTACCACGTCGAGCCAGACGGCCGGATTGTCTGCGACACCTGCCTAGACGCCCACCTCCGCGCTGGCCAACCCGACATGACCTTCCTGGGCTTCTGGTATGCCTCTGATCTCAACCGTTATCTCCATTACGATCCGTATAACGCGAAGGGTGTTGGGTCTACTAGCTGTCCTGCTCTTGTGGTTGTTGCTTGTTGTCCTGATGGTCACGTGCTTCTCCTGGATTACTGGATGGGCAAGCAGAATTATGGGAAGGTCTACGATCGGATCTTTTGGTATAACGACACCTGGCGCCCGAGGATGATGACTTATGAGGATGTGGGCCATCAGAACCTGACGGAGTTTACAGTTAAGGAGATTGCTAAGACTCAGGAGTATAAGGCTAAGCACAAGCCTTTTCCCCGGATGGAGGGTGTAGCGACTGGCAACAGGTCGAAGGAGTTGCGGATCCGGGAAGGGTTGTTCCCCGTGATTGAGAAGAAAAAGTTTGGCATCCGGAAGAAACACCAGACTTTCCTCAACATGTTGGAGACCTTCCCGCACCGCCAGTTGGACCATGACTACGACCTCCTCGATGCCCTCTCCCAGGGGGCCAAGCTGTGGCGCTTCCCGGAGCAGATGGAACGGGTGGACAAGCGGGCGGCCGAGGAGCAGGAGTACCTCCGTGCGTTCAACCAGCCATATGGAATGGCGGGGACCCTATAGCCAATGCCCTTGACCCTAGTAAGGCCAGACATCTCGGAAGACAAGCGCCAGGAGTTGAAGGACTACCTCCGCACCCAGTGGCTCCGTGCGCGCAGTGGTCGCCAACAGCAAGTGGATGGGGACTATGGGAAGTGGAGCAAAGCCTATGAAGGCACGCCGTTGGAAGAAGTCCGCACGGTCCCATTCTACAAGGCATCTAACTTTGTAGTAAAGCTGATCCGCGTCTACGTCGACACCTTCACCGCCCGCACCCTCAACGTCTGCTTTGCCACCCAGCCTCTCTACGTCTGCGAAGGCATGCCAGCCGACATGCGCGACGGGTACGAACTCTACCTCAACCGCAAGGCCACCTATGACTGGCAACATTACCGCGTAGCCCGAGAGCTATGCCAACGTGGCAACAAGAACGGCACCGTGATCTTCAAAATGCCCTGGACCGAGAAGACCGGCTACGATGTCTCCGCAGGCCCAGGTGGCACGATGCGGGAGCAACTTATCACCTACTGTCGCGGGCCCGAGGCCCTGCCAATCCCCTTCGAGGACTTCTACCTCTACCCAATTACAGTGAACCGCCTCCAGGACGCCGTCATCAAGTTTCACCGCACGCGGTTTGTCCGGGAGATTGCTGAACAGAAGGTAGCCTCCGGCGAGTGGCATCTCCCCAAGGACAAGCCCCTGACCTCCTACCTGCGCCACCCACGGGACATCAAGCGGACGGAGCAACAAAGTGACTCCGGCGTAGTCGACCCCTATGTCCTAGAGATCCATCTCATCGAAGCCTTCCTCCAGTACCCCGTGACCAACGACCCATCTAAGTATTACGACGTGGTAGTCTCCTTCGAGGAGGACTCCTGTGACATCTTCGACATCTATTTCAACCCCTACCCCCGAAACCTGTCTATCTTTCAAGACTATCGGCCCTTCCCCAGGGAGGATCTCTTCTATGGGGAGTCTCTTTGTGCAATCCTGGGACAGGCGCAAGAGGAGGCCAGTCGCATACATAATGAGCGGCGCGACAACTCCACCATCGCCTCCTCCGTCATCTTCAAGCGACGTAGTGGTTCTCTTCTGCCTAACCCTTCCACAAACTGGTACCCGGGTAAGGTCTTCGACCTAGAGGACATGGATGATCTGGATGTCATCACCGTGGGGCGGAACTATGATGACATGATCCAGCAGGAGGATTACACATATCAGTTTTCCAATCGCCTCTCGGGGATAGACGATGCCATGCAGGGGCTCAGCCAAGGCTCCATGGGCAAGCGAGGGGTGTACAACACCTCTGGCACCTTAGCCATGCTCGCCGAGGGCAACCAACGCCAAGACACCAACATGCGCGATGTGCGGGAGGCCCTAGGAGGAATCGCCCTGTGCTCCTCCCGCCTTCAAGCCGCCTTCGACCCCAACGACCCCCTCATCGACACCCTCCCAGAATCTGCACAAGACGGGGCCCGAGCCGCCCTCCAATGGATCGCCTCCGACAAAGCCAAATATCTCCGCCTTGAAGTCAAAGCCTCCAACGCCGGAGCCAACCGAGAGGTAGAGCGCCAGAACCTCATGAGTATCGCTGGGGTTCTCTCTCAGTACGGGGCCCAGGTCCAGCAAATGAGCCAACAGCTCCTCAATCCCCAACTCAACCCCGGGCTCCGTCTGATAATGAACCAAATCGTCCGTATGCAAAGCGGTATGGCCCGCCGCCTCCTCAAAGCCTTCGACCAATGGGATGCCATTGACGAAATCCCCGACGTCCAACAAGCTATAGAAAGGTTCATGCCCAATGTCCCAGGAGCCACAGACGGCCTTAGAGCTGGAGCGGGCGGAGGCCCTGAAACAGCTTTGTCGCTTCCTCAACCCGGAGGAAATGCGCCTCCTGGCCCAGGGCTATCGGGAGGACTCCTTCAGAGTCTTGCTCAAATGCCTGGGCAAGCTGGCGGACAGCCTATCTGAGCAGGTGTGGGCGCCGAAGGAGACTACCCTGGAGAAGCTCCATTTCATGAAGGGGCAAATGTTTGTGATAAAGTACATCAAAGACAAGCTGCCGACGGAGATCGCCGCGGCACTCGAATACCTAGCAAAGGAGACACAGAATGGCAACAGCAGCACCTCCGTTGACTGAGCAGCTTCCGCCGCCTTCAACGCAACAACGACCACCGCAGCCGGATCCTGAAGTGGCTCGCCTTCAGAGCGAGCTTCAGAGGATGAGGGGAGACCTTCAACGCACGCAGCAGCAAGTGTTTGCCCAAGCCCCTCAACCCGCGCCCGCCCAGATGGACAAGAAGGACCTGGAGAAGGAGTTCATCAAGAATCCCCTCGACATGTCCGCGGCCATCGCGCAGCGCACGGTGAACCACGCCCTCCAGCAGTTCCAAGCCGGCATGGGCCACAGCTTCGACACTCAGGTGGAAATGGCCCGAAAGCTTGCTCGTGGGGATGACGCCGACCGCCAGAAGTTGTTCGACACCTACGCCGGCGAGATCGAGGCCAGTGTGGCGCAGGTTGATGTCCCGATGAGGGCCAACACTACCGTGTGGCGCAACGCGGCGGATCTGGTCTTCGGGCGCCACCTGAACGACCTCAAGCCCAAGGCTGACGACCCCAATCGGGCCCCGGCCGTCCACGTGAGCACAGGCGGAGGCCCCGCTGCCCCCAGTGCCGCGCAGCCCGCCCCCAAGGCTTCAGATGACAAGCTCACCCCGGAGGAGCAAAAATTCGCCCGCAAGTTCCGCATCAGCGATGCCGAATACCTCCAGGGCAAGAAAGACAACCTCAACCAAACCGACCCCATCCTCAACCCCAATGGCCCATCCTCCTGGGATCGCTTTGTGACCTTCGACAGCCGTGAGAAACGCAAGGAGGCCCGACGTGCCGCAGCCGCAAAAAAGTAGCCTGGAGCAGGCTCTGGGCGTGGGGATGCTGACCAAAGCTCCCCACCAGGAGGAGCTGGACCGCAAGCGTCGGCTCCTGGCGAAGATCAAAACCATCCGTGACGCGGTGTTGGTCAACCGCGGGGAGGTCCGCGGAGAGGAGACAAAGCTCTATCGGTGGGTGAACCTGAAGGCTGAGCGCCAACTTTGGTTCCAAACCGTCGGCTGGACAAAGGTCGGAGCCCAAGACCCCGTGGAGACCCTCTACAAACAAGACGACGGCACCCACGTCCGCGGGGACCTGATCCTGTACCAAATCGACAAGGAGTTTGGCGAGGCCCTCCACCTATTCGACGTTGTCCGCGGTGTGGAGATGGTCGAAGGCGCCAAGGAATCTTTCGAAGCAACCGCCGAGCGAGAGGGCGTCCCCACCTTCCGCCCAGCGGTCTAAAGGAGCAACCATGCAACAGACACAAAAGGAGGTAGGGTAAATGCCAGGTGTACTTTCACCGGTATCGTACGAGCCCATCAAGGCCTCGTACGTACTAAGCGCTGCCCAGGGGACGCCGCAGATGCTGCGTACCCCGGAGGCTGCGACACAAACGTTCAAACTCGGGGTCCCGACACGCCTCGTGGGGGGATTCATCCAGGAATGCACTTTCGCCGCGGCAGACACGGTGTATGGAGTGAGCAGTGAGCAGGCTCATAACTATACCAACGCCGGTGGCAACGTGCCCCCTGGGATCTATCCCTTTCCGCCGCCAAACATCGACCTGAATGACCCCGCAGCCGGACCCCCGCCCAACCAACCCAGCGCCGTGGTGATCCCGATCGGTGCCGCGTTGCGGGATGGCAACTGCGGTAACTACGGTGCCAATGGCCAGACGGTATTCACCATTGCCTTGAAGGTGGGGCAGGTATTCACCCAGGCCCTGCTGATCCCGGGCACGCTCTACGGGCTGACCAAAGATGGCACCTCGGGCTTTTGGTTCCTGGATACCACAGTCACCGGGGGCAACAGCGCCGTAGCCAACCTGCTCGGCGTAGACCCCAGCTCCCCCAACACGGTCACAGACGGCACCCGTGTGTTCTTCCAATTCGCCGCCGCACGGAGGGCTTTCTAATGGCCACAACAAGAGGACAATTTAGCCAGCTCCTGGCGCCGGGGCTGCAAAACATTTTGTTTGAATGGCTCCCTGAGCACGCCGAGGAGTACAGCCAGTTCATGTCCGTGGAGACAAATGACTCCGCGTATGTGGAGGATCAGATTGTCGCGGGGTTGGGCCTTGCCCGGCAAAAGCTGGAAGGCACCCAGATCACCTACGACGACCCCATTCAGGGCGGCACGAAGCGGTATCTGCACACCACCTTTGCCCTCGGCTGGCAGCTCACCATGGAAATGATGGCGGATGACCGCTACGATGTGATGACCAAGATGCCGCCGGAGTTGATGAAATCCTGCCGGCAGACTTGGGAGCAGATCGGGGCGAATGTCCTGACGCAAGGCTTCTCCACCGTCATCACCGCGGACGGGGCGACGCTGTTCAATTCGGCTCACCCGCTCCTTGGCGGGGGCACCTACTCCAACGCCCTCAGCCCCCTCTCCGACATGTCCGTGACCTCCATGCAGGATGTCATTGTCCTGTACGAGAACATGTTGAACGAGCGGGGTCTCCGCATGATGCTCCAGCCGCGTAGGCTGTGGTTCCCCCCGGAACTCCAATTCGTCGCCAGCGAGATCCTCCAGTCCCAGTTCAAACCCTACTCCGCGATGAACGAGATCAACCCCATGCAGGGACGGTTCGAGCCCGCCATCCTCCACTTCCTCACCTCCTCCACCTTCTGGGCCGTGTCCAGCGGTGACGACGTGAACAACGTCAAGTTCTTCTGGCGTGCCAAACCCGTCACCGACACCATCGACGACTTCGAAACCAAAGGCGTCAAACACTCAATCGTCTTCCGCATCAGCGCCGGGGCAACTGACTGGCGTGGATGGGTTGCGGGGAACCAGTGAGGAGCCACCATGCAAGCTGAACTCAGACTAGTTCGGGCCGCGGTCCAAGTCCTCCTGGGCCACCGCACCGAGGAAAACATGGCTGTTCTCCAGGGGTTTCTGGATGAGACGGCCCCGGTAGAGGACGAGCCGGCCCTACCAGAGGAGGAGCAGCCCCTTGCTCCTGGGGAGGAGGACAATGCCGTTAACTAACATTTTACTCCCTACGGGGTTTGTGGGACCGGGGGTTGCGGTATTCCCGGTCTCCAGCAACCCTGGGGGCGCGGTTCTGTATGTCCAATCCAGCATTGGCGCGGATAACAGGGGTCGCGTGACTTTTCCGGGGACTGCGGCTTCAACTACCCAGTCCAACTCCGCCCAGGGGCCTTTCGGAGACCCAAACAAACCCCTGGCGTCGGTGTTTGGTGTAGCCGGGGCCCTGAGCTACTGCCAAGCCGGGAGGGGAGACATGATCGTCGCTCTCCCCGGTCACACAGAGAACCTGCCAGCAGGGACAACGAACATCCCCTCCGGTATCAGCCTCGTGGGGATTGGGTATGGCAACAACCGCCCACAGTTCAAATGGGCGGCGAATGCCAACACCCAGGTCAACTCCAATGGCGCGGGGATCCAGATCCAAAACTGCATCTTCGACTTGACCCAGATTGCCTCTGTGACCCTGGGGTTCCTAATCGCTCACAGCGGATTCTCATTCATCTCCAATCGCATCATCCAAGCCTCAGCCACCAACCAAGCCACCCAAGCCATCAAGCTGGCCGCGGGGGCGGATGACTTTACCTTTGTAAACAACGACCTGGACGCTGCTGCTGCCGCCGGGGCCTCGATTGGAATTGGCCAACTCACTGCCAATGCCATCAATCGCCTCTATCTCTACAACAACAGCATCCACGGGGACTTTTCCACCGCTCCGATCAACCTCCTCACCACGACCAACAAGGAAATGGAGATCGAGAACAACGTCATCAAGCAACTCAACGCGGCGACCAAACCCTGCCTGATCTTTGCCACTGGCAATAATCTCACTGGGTTGGTCGTCTACAACACCATGTTCTCAGTTGCCGCGGCGGCGCACACAGATTTCATCACCAACGGCGGCGGCACGGGGATGGGGTATGCGCAGAACTTTGGCACGGGTGCTACAGGCGGCATGAACGCGAAGTCTGCCATTCTGATACCCGATGGCGGCGCGATCCCATAGGCTAGGGCCATGCCTCAAGCGGTCAATAACCTAAAATATCAGCAATGGGATACCTGCGACCGGTGTGGGTTTTTCTTCCCCATGAGTCAGCTTGTCAAGCAAAAGGGTCTACTTATCTGCACTCGCCGGACTTGCTTCGACAACCTGACCGTGGAGAGGATCCCATGGGTGATTGAGCAGGTGCTGGGCCCAACCCCTGAGGTGGAAGGGGCGGATATGAGGGTTATTGACCGCGGGTTTTTTGAAGACTTCGACCAGGTTCAGAGATGATACCAAAGGGGTCGGCGCTATACCTTCATGCCCCGCAGCCGAATTACGACTGCGACGACTGCGCGGCGTATCTCATGGCCGACAGGCGGTGCGCACTTCACGGCCGGGATGACTACATCGGCATGGAGGATAGTTGTGGGTACTTTATGCCTGGAGCCCCGGGGACCCTGGGCTTTGTGCCCCTCGGGCTCCTAACCAAACAACAAAGCGGCTTTGCTGAGGATGTCTCCGAGGCAAGTTGCAAGCGGTGTAAGTCCTGGGACCCAGAGAACTGGGCTTGTGCCCTGGTGGACAAGGACTCCCTTGGTGATGACCCCGGGCTCATCCACCCTGACGCCTGCTGCTGCTTGTGGACCAAAGACCCCGAGCGCGGCAACCTACCCACATCCTGGTTCACCCAACGTGGGTATGTGGAAAGGATTGTGTAGTCACCATGCTAGTTTCGATAAACAAGACGGTGACTCTGGCAGCGACGCCAGAATCTCTGACCTCTGGGCACGATGCCCACGCGGCGACTGGGTATAAGTGTACCTGGTGTACCATCCAAGCCAAGAGCACAAACAACGGCGTAACCAAGATCCGCACTCCGTTGGCGTCCTCCCCAGTAGGCTATGAAC